AAAAGTATCGTTGGATGATGACCGCAGCACAGGCTAGGATCGAAGTCTGGCGAACAGAACAATACTCAGCCCGAATGGAAATCAAAGCAACCCAATGAATAACAAGCTAAGCGCAAAAGAGAGACTACACCTAGCAAGGGTGAAAAACCTCCCGTGCTCAGTTTGCCAGGCATCAGCCCCAAGTGAGGCACATCACTATAAACAAGGTTTACAGTACACTTGCATCGCTCTTTGTGTAGATTGCCACAGAAATCCGATTCTTGGATGGCATGGGCAAAAACGTGCATGGGCTATCAATAAAATGGATGAAATAGACGCACTCAATGAGACGATTCGGAGATTGTGCGAGGAAATGCCCACCAAAGGGTCTAAAAGCCCCTTTTAAGCCGTTTTTTGTGGCTTGCCTATACGAACTATGCTAGACGTTAAAAACCCGCACAATGGCGGGTTAAGGGTTATCGTTTGGTCAGTATTCGAAGGATTAGGGCAAGGGTTGCATAAACCATTAGGACACCTTGGAATCTTGAAAAACGAATGTGTATCCCTTTCCATCGCTGGAATCGCCATAACACATGGTGGAAATATCCCAATCAAGTTTATTTTTAGCAACCAAAGCCTTAACTGCATGAAAATGCTGATCTAACTCATTTAAAGAATAGTCAGGACTCACAATGGCATTAAAGCCCGTGTTTGTGTAGGCTTTGTAGCGTGATCCGCTAGAGTTAGTTGCTGGAAGATATTTTGTGTGAATTGAAATCATTATTAACGCCTTTTGAATGTTGATAAACCCTAGTTGAACACCTAGGCCATTGACCCCTAATCTAAGGGCCAACAGTCTAAACATTAGGACAAAAGAGCTTTGCAAAGTAGATCAGCCTCGTGTAGATCAATAGCTGACCTGAAAGCCTCCAGGTATTCTGCAAATTGTGGGTGATCTGGTTTCATGTTGACGCCGCCAGATTTGCGAGTAGATTCGACAATGATTCCAGCGCTGTTGGCCAAATATGCAGCGTAATTGCTTGAAGTGTGTAGAGTGAGCATTTTTAACACCTATAAAATTACATATAAAAGCGGGTTTTGTCAGCGGTCAACTCATTAAAGCGGTCAATATAACGCTTAATTTGAGCTTCATCATCATCAAATGTATTGTGAATAACGCTTGATCTTTCCTTGATAAGCCACTGGTGATAGTAGTCTGAGCCTTCTGTTTCAAATAAGCTCAAGGCAAAGTCAGCGTCTATTGTGGCTTGATCTTCGGGGAAATTGTCGATTGCAGCTTGATAAAAAGTCATTGTGAACACCTATAAAAGAAAAAGAAAAGAAAATTATTTGACCAAAACGTCAAAATAAGCCATGAGGCCGATACAGAGACAGAGTCCCAAGGCGATTGCCGTCAAGTAGTCTAAAAAAGTGTTTTTCATTGTGAAGCCTATTAAGTTACCCGTTCACTGTGAACGTATAGGGATAGTAGCAACAAAAAAGAAAAAAAACATAGGGACAAACCCTAATAAAGTACAATTATTTTAAATTATTTAATTAAGGGGATGGAAATGGCGGGTAGACCTTCAAGCCCTCAGACAAGGAATTTCCTCAGAAGATTGTCAGACCCTCAGAGAATGATACTGTTGGCCGCTGGAAATGGTGACTTGTCCAAAGGTTTTGAAAACGTATTAGACCTTTATCAATACGCCCACAATGAGGGATATAGATCAGGCATGGAATTGAATTCCTTACAAATAGGGCGCGGAACAACAGACAACCCCGATACAGGTCAATCTATTGTAGGTAAGGTAAGAGAATCAATAGGGAATGGATAGACAAACACAATGACAAACAGAATTCAAAGTACATCGAAAAAGGTGCATCCATTACTCTCACTGCATGAAACGTAAATGAGAATCATTCGCATCTAGCTGCCTGGTTATTTGTACAGTAGGGAAAACCCTGATCTGTATGCCTGGACAGTACTGTATAAAAAGACATGAGGGTAAACCCTAGGTGTATGGAAAGATGGGGGGGAGGGGGTAGCGTCTGCGTGTAGATATTTGTGGAGCCACCATCCCTCAGAAAAAGCTAAAATGAACTAATCCATTCCAAGGAGGATAAAATGGAAAAAAGAGGAAGAGGAAGACCAAAGGGAAGCGTCAAGATGACCATACAGAGGTTTGCTGACAATCCACCCCTAGTACTACCTAAGACAGACCATCAACGTCTCAAGGAGCTTAAAGAGCTGATGATTAGGTCTGGAGGTAAGGATGTGGCTCAGAAGGTTATTGAGATAGCCCTTAATGATGAGCATCCCCATCAATTGGTAGCACTCAAGATGTGTCTTGATAGGACTCTTCCTGTTTCTTTGTTTGAAAAGGACAAGTCTCAGAGAAGTGCCGTAACCATCAATATCACGGGACTAGGACAAGAACCTACTGTGATAGATACCATTCCTGTAGACGACGTAGAGGCTAAATATGGCTGATCTGAACTTCTCTCTACTTCCTTGGCAACAAGAGGTATTTAAGGATACGACTAGGTTCAAGGTTGTGGCTGCTGGGCGTAGATGCGGTAAGTCACGTATGGCGGCAGTTACCCTACTGATTGAAGGACTCAAGTGTCCACAAGGCTCTGCGGTTCTTTATGTGAGTCCCACTATGGGACAATCAAGACAGATTATCTGGGACTTACTGCTAGACCTTGGCAGAGAGGTTATTCAGAGCAGTCACGTTAATAACTTGGACATTACCCTGATAAACGGGGCTAGGATATACGTTCGTGGTGCGGATAGACCTGATACCCTTCGTGGAGTCTCATTGACCTATGCCGTACTAGATGAGGTTGCCGACATTAAACCTGAAGCATGGGAACAGGTTATTCGAGCCAGTTTGTCTGATAAACGGGGGAGAGCACTCTTTATCGGCACGCCCAAGGGAAGAAATTGGTTCTACGATACCTTCAAACTAGGTGAAAGTGAAGATGACCCTGATTGGAAGTCGTGGCACTTCACCACTGCTGATAACCCTTTGATTGACTCAAAAGAGATTGAATCTGCCAAGAAAACCCTGAGTACCTTCGCTTTTAAACAAGAATACATGGCTTCTTTCACCAATGCGGGTTCAGATATCTTTAAGGAGGAGTGGATCAAATACGGGGTAGAACCTGAACATGGAAGTTATTACATCGCTGTTGACCTAGCGGGATTTGAGGAAGTTGCCAAACAAGCAGCCAACTCTAAGAAGCGTCTAGACGAGTCTGCTATCTCAATCGTTAAGGTGACAGACGATGGGAAGTGGTTTGTTGAGAAGATTGAACACGGGCGCTGGGACATCCGTGAGACCGCTTCTAAGATACTGATTGCCATTCGGGACTACCGTCCTTTAAGTGTGGGGATAGAGAGGGGGGCGCTAAAGAACGCTGTTTTGCCCTACTTATCGGACTTGATGCGAAAGAACAACACCTATGCTCACATTATAGATTTGACTCATGGGAATAGAAAAAAAGCAGACAGAATCATCTGGGCTTTACAAGGTAGGTTCGAGCATGGCAGAATTGTGTTAAATTCGGAAGAAGATTGGGATGAGTTTGTAGACCAGTTAATCCTGTTCCCTGCTCAAGGAGTCCATGATGACTTGCCTGACTCCCTCAGTTACATTGACCAACTGGCTGTTACATCTTACATGGAAGAAGATGACAGTGAGGATTGGCAACCTGTAGATATTATTAGTGGGGTATAAGAATGGAATTCCAAGAACCTAGCGACTCAGACAAAGAGATAGTTAACTTTGTTGTCAACCATTGTGACAGGTGGAGGGATTGGAGAGATGTCAATTGCCTTGATGATTGGCTAGAGTATGAGCGCATCTTCAATGGTGAATGGGATGTCCAAGACAAAACCCGTGAGTCCGAGCGTTCAAGAATCGTTACCCCCGCTACCCAACAAGCCGTAGAGACACGCCATGCCGAGATCATGGAAGCCATCTTTGGTCAGGGTGAGTTCTTTGACATTCAAGACGATATTCGTGATGTCAATGGAAGCCCCCTAGATGTTGCTGCCATCAAAGCACAACTGATGGAAGACTTTAAAGTAGACAAGATTCGCAAGTCTATTGACCAGATTGAGCTACTTGCTGAAATCTATGGTACGGGCATCGGTGAGATTGTTGTCAAAACAGAGAAAGTCTTTGTCCCCGCTACTCAGGCAATACCTGGTCAAATGGGACAAGCCGCTATCGGAGTCGTAGAACAAGACCGCATTGCAGTCAAGATTGTTCCTGTTAACCCCCGTAATTTCTTGTTTGACCCCAATGGGACATCTATTGATGACTGTATGGGCGTGGCTATCGAGAAGTATGTTTCTATCCACAAGATCGTTAAAGGTCAAGAAGAAGGCATCTACCGCAAGGTAAAGGTCGGTACTGACTCGATGGATACAGACTTAGAGCCTACACAAGAAGTCTCCCAGTACGAAGACGATAAAGTTAAACTTTTGACTTACTATGGTTTAGTTCCTAGAGAGTATCTTGAACAACTAGAGAACGAAGAGAATGGCGAAGTAGAAGACTTGTTCCCTGAAGACAGTATTCAGGATGAGTATTCCGATCTGGTTGAGGCTATTGTTGTTATCGCCAATGATGGGACTCTTCTGAAGGCAGAAAAGAACCCATACATGATGAAGGATCGCCCAATCCTTGCTTATCAAGACGATACAGTTCCTAATCGCTTGTTGGGTCGTGGCACTGTTGAGAAGGCTTACAACTCACAAAAAGCCATAGATGCCCAAGTTCGTTCACACTTAGATTCACTAGCTCTCACAACTAGCCCAATGATGGCTATGGATGCTACCCGTTTACCAAGGGGTGCTAAGTTTGAAGTAAAGCCAGGTAAAGCAATCCTGACAAACGGCAATCCTAATGAGATTCTGTTCCCGTTCAAGTTTGGCAATACTGATGGTTCTAACCTGACAACTGCCAAAGAGTTTGAACGTATGCTTTTGATGGCAACAGGCACTCTTGACTCACAGGGAATGGTTACTGCTGTCTCCAGAGATGCGGGTCAGGGTGGTATTTCGATGGCTACTGCCTCGATTATCAAGAAATACAAGCGTACATTGGTGAATTTCCAAGAGGATTTTATGATCCCCTTCATCACCAAAGCCGCTTACCGCTATATGCAGTTCGATCCAGAGCGTTACCCTACTGTGGACATGAAGTTCATTCCTACGGCAGCACTCGGAATCATTGCTAGAGAGCATGAGCAACAACAGTTCATCGCTTTGTTACAGACTCTTGGCCCTAATACACCTGTTTTGCCTATCATTTTGAAGGGCATCATGGCTAATTCTTCTCTGTCAAACAGATTTGAGTTGATCGAGATGCTTGATAAGATGGCTACGGCTGATCCACAGGCTCAACAAGCGGCTCAGATGCAACAACAATTGGCTATGCAACTGGCTCAAGCACAGATTGCTGTCCAAACTACGCAAGCAGAGCAGAACAAGGCTGAAGCGCAAAAGTTATTGACTGAAGCGCAATTGATGCCTATTGAGTTGCAAGCTAAGAGCATGGCGGCTAACACCAAGAACCTCCCAACTGACGATGCTTTGGCTTCAAAAGAGTTTGATAAGCGTGTCAAAGTTGCTGAATTGATGCTTAAAGAAGCTGATATTCAGAACAAGGCTAAGATTGTTGAAAAGCAGATGACTAGACAATGAATCCAGAACTTCAGAAGTACTACGAAGAGAGATTTTCCATGATGTCCACTCAAGGGTGGATAGATTTGATGGAGGATGTTGACAAAATGATAGAACCTTTGAATAATATTTCAACAATTGCAGATGAAAAAAGTCTACAATTCAGAAAAGGTGAGTTATCTATACTTATTTGGCTGAAAAACT